TATGTTAATTGTAATCACGGAAATTTTCATGTGAGAGATTATAATGTTGGATTGTATGAAGAACTTGAAAAATGGTTACAATCACAAGGATATAAATTCGAGGAAGCACTAAAAGAACAAAGAAATAGGTATACTGATGTTAGTAAAATAAAAGATTTTAGAAAGTATGAACACCGTAGTGGTTATCCATATAAAGACTTTGACTTTCATTGTAAGCCTGAACATGATGTTATGACACCACCCTTTGCTAGTGGTAGGATTGATTTTAAAGTAAGAGTAATAACGAATTTAATATGTGGTTGGGCAGACCAATATGAGAAGAGTGGTGATACAGAAACTCTTCATTGGCCAAATACATATAAAGCAATAAAAAGACATGAACCATTTTTGTCCCAATGGATAAATATAAAGAAGATGAAAAAGATTGCATATAAAGTCTTTACATCTTAACAAAAATAGTGTAATATATAACATATACAAAATAAACATACATTGTAAATATAAAGGAAAATACATATGTCATACGAAAACATGAAGTCCAACAGTTCAAACGCAATCAGTAAGTTGTTGGCAGCCGCTGAGAAAGCCGGTGGTGGTACTGAAAAGAAATCCTACGGAGATGACCGTGAATGGAAACCTACTGTAGATAAAACGGGTAATGGTTATGCTGTTATTCGATTCCTCCCAGCATCTGAAGGACAAGACTTACCTTGGGTAAGATATTGGGATCATGGATTCAAGGGCCCAACAGGTCGTTGGTATATCGAGAAGTCATTGACTTCAATCGGTCAAACAGACCCCGTTTCAGAGTTGAACTCTCAATTATGGAACTCGGGTAGAGACGAAGACAAAGAGATTGCACGTTCTCGTAAACGTCGTTTACATTATGTGTCTAATGTCTATGTTGTAAGTGACCCTAGTAATCCCGAAAACGAAGGTAAAGTATTTCTTTATCAATATGGTAAGAAAATCTTTGACAAGATTATGGATGTTATGCAACCACAATTCGAAGATGAAACTCCCGTCAATCCATTTGACTTTTGGGGTGGTGCAGACTTCAAGTTAAAGATTCGTAATGTTGAAGGGTATCGAAACTATGATAAGTCAGAGTTTGCGAGTGTTTCACAATTCCAAGGTGGAGACGATGCAAAGTTAGAAGCTGTCTATAATTCTGTTCATGATTTAGGAGAATATGTAGACCCTAAAAACTATAAGTCTTATTCGGAACTAGAAAGAAAACTTTTCGAAGTTCTTGGTGAGAGTGTAGTTTCATCAAATATAACAACGGCTGAACAAGTCGAGTTAGATGAAGTAACACCTGCTCCTAAAGTTGACCCCGTTGTTGAAACTGTTCCGAGTGGTAATAGTGAAGATGACGATGCAATGAGTTTCTTTGCTAAACTTGCAAAAGAAGACTAATCATAATTAATGGTAAAGTCATGACCGTCTTTGGACGGTCTTTTTTTTGTTAAACTGCATAAAGTTGAGCATACTCTGATAAAGGATTTTGGTCAGGTATTGCTTTAAACTCTTGATATTGATTGAAATTATTATTAGTTACATTTGTAGAATTTACTATTTGATTATTACCCCCAGCACCTAATACTTTTGATAACAATGCTGTTTGATTTAATTGTGGGTCAGTTAATACACTTCCATCTGCAAAATTAGGTTGTTGTTCGGGTGGTAGACTATCTATTGCTGCTTGGGGTTCTCCCTCTTCATTAGCTTGTGTAACATCTCTTGCAACGAGTGCTGCATCTATTGCAAGAGAACCAGCTGTACCTACGCCAGGTACTAACGATGCAGCACCTGAAGCAATTTCAAGACCTGCACCTGCAAAATCACCTTCCAGGGCTCTACTAACTGCAAATCCAAGACCTGCAAGTAATCCAATGACAGGTATTTTCTTTATTGCTGCTTTACCAATTCCTTTACCAACTGCTTTACCAACAGGTCTACCTGCGACTTTAACAACCCCACCTGCTTCTGCTACTCCTTGAGTTACAAATTTACCTGTGGCTATATCTTTATATCTTACTCCTCGAGCAGTATTTACCATTTCAAAACCTTTGGCACCTACTGTTGCAACTTTAAGAGCACCTTTCTTAACAACCCCTTCAGTTGCTTCTTTTACAACCTTTTCACCTGCTTCTGCGGCAACTACCTTTGCACCTGTTTTAGCAGCAGCTACTCCTAATGCACCTTTACCTAAAACTTTTGCTATACCTTTTTTACCTATACCACCTAGTGCAGCAATAGACGCAAATAATGCTACGATTTTAGGTAAGGCTAATATACCTAAAACTATACCACCGAGTGATTTTACACTTAAATTATCAATTCCTAATTTCTCTAACCACTCGGGTATTGGAATTAAACCATCCTCTCCAAATGGTTTATAGTTTAGTAAATCTGTAAATCCTTCTTTTATTTTTGTTTTTATTGTTTCAGCAGCATCATCAAAAATTGGTTTTAATGTTTGAGTAAAGAATGTATGGAATATACCACCTTCTTGAAACTGTTTACCTACAGACCCCGTTGGGCCAAATGCAGTCTTTAATCTTTCTTTAATTGTTTCCATTATATTTTTACCTGCATCGGTATTCAAGAATTTTATAAGTGCAAATATACCAGCACCTATTAGTGCAATCTTTAGAAAGTTATCTTTTATAGAATTTACTATATTATTGAGACCACCTGAAAGTTTACTAAATCCACTTTTCAATTTATCAAATGAATTTTTTATTCCATCTGAAAGTTTTTTAAATGGTGCCATAACTTTTTTGATGGGAGTTAAAACTGTACCAATAATTTTTTTAGGTACGTCTATAGTAACTCTTCGGAATGTTTTTTTAGTATTTTCAATAAAAGCTTTTTGTTGTGCTTTTCTAAATTTTAACTCTTGTTCAAATGCAACTCCGATTTGAGTAGCTCCACTAACACCTTGAACTTTTAAAACTTTACCAACAACTTTTGCTACATTACCTGTAGCAATATTTTCTTTAAGAGTTTGAAGGATTTCTGTATTTTGTTTCTCACTAATCTTTTGACTTTCATCATCAGATTTGTTACCTTTTTTTCTTAAATCTTTAATCTCTTGTAATTTTGCAGTAACATCCTTTAGATTTTTTTGATTCTCCTTAAAGTTATCTTTTAAATCTTTTAAAACTGTATCTTGTAATGTTACTTCTTCTGCCATTTTACATACTTTGTCTTTGTTGTTCTTGTACCTCTAAATGAGTTTTCAATAAAGTTATATATACTTGCCTTTCCCACGGTATCATATTTTCTAATTCAGATAAACTAAATTCATGATGATGCATTAATGCAAATTGCATATTAAAGAAATTTGTCAAGTTATCATGTGAAAGGCTTATACGAAAAAATCTTGAAATCCCTCCAACACATATTTATTCTGATGACCACATTTTTCACAAACAAATTCAACCGTAGTTATTAATTTAGGTAATCCCTTAATATAATTTTCTATGTTTGTTAAAACTGACCTAGGTAATTGATTTACAAATTCATCTAAATCTGACCTAGTATATTCACTAGCATTATATATGTTTTCATCATCATATATAGTATCTATCATTTTACCGATAAGTTCAGTAATGTTTATCTCAGCTACACTTGTTGAATCAATAAATCTCATTGGTCTTACTTTAATTTTGATTCCTGACCCAACTTCAAATGTATCTTCTAAATCTTCAGAAACTTTATCAATTGTAACTGTCTCTAAATTTAGTTTTACTTCTTGTTTATGTCCACATTCTGAACAAGTACCTTCAAGAGTTACACTTTCTCCAATACTTTTAGCCCTAATCTGTACAAACAAATACTCAACATCAAATGTAGGTAAACGATTAATATTTAATGCTTTAAATGTACATTCATTTACCACGTCCATCATTGCTGTAATATATTGTTTTTGATCTTGTGACTCTGCAGCCATTAATAATACTTTTTCTTCCTTTACTAGAAAAGGTCTAAATTGTATTTCTTTTCCTGTAGATGGAAGTATCACCGAGTATCGCGGTGTTTCAACTTTTGGTAGTGCCATAATATTTTCCTTTTATTTTATAATCTTTGTCCTAATGATTTAAATTGTTCAATTGTATCACTGAAGTTTCCAAAGAAACTACCTGCTCTTGTTATTGCTGATTTCAAATTACCTTCAGGAGTAACATCCTCATAACTCATAGTCACAGTTAATTTTTGAACTGAATCATTTGAATTGTTATCTAATGTAATATCATTTACCCCAATGGGAAATGCATTTCTTAATTTAACACCATAAATGACGTTATGATTTCTATCTAATTGTTGAATAATAACATCTGTCCTATATTCAACATCATAAGATACTGCATATGTTTCAGGGTCAATAATACTATTCGTCCATTTATCAAAAAGTTTTTTAGGATAATAATCGTTAGTTAGTAAAAATGAGAAAGTTATATCAGGATTTACATATCCTGTAGGAGTTTTTGTAGTTTGTCTAAATCCTTGAAAAGGTGCATCTAATGTTCCAAATGTTCGGCCAGGGATTGTACATGACTCACATAATATTGCCAAATCTCTTGGGTTATTATTTATTCTATCTTTTTTTAAATCAAATCCACCTAATAAAGAACCTATTGCAAATCCTGCAATATCTGTTTCTACATTAGATAATC